TTGAAAGTGTAAGAAACTTAGACGGCTTAAACCCTTTAGATAACGTTTTTAGAGTATTGATAACTTATAACATTATAATAACACAAATTTAAAATTAAATAAAATGCCAGAAACAAAAGTAAGTGCCAGAGATTATATTCTCTTAGCTGACATAGACAACGACGGAACATTCAAGCCTGTTGCTTGTTTAACTACTAACTCATTAACATCGACTAACGACACAATAGATGCAACTTCTAAATGTGGCAACGAGTACACTCCAGCTCCTTCATTTTCTCAATCTTTTGAGTGTGAAGGTTTTGCTATTGATGAAACAGGAACTCCAGCTAAAGATAGCTACCAACAATTGTATGCTGCTCACGCTGCTAAGACTTTATTCGCAATTAAGATGGGTAAAGCCGTTCCAACTTCAGGTGACATCACTTATGGTGGTGTAGGTCAAAAAGTATTTATTAGCGATTTCGGTGTAACTGCTGACGATAAAGATGATGTTAAATTTACTGCAACTTTTGTAGTAAGTGTTCCTCCTATTACACAAACTGAAACTGTATAATAAATAAAAAAAACTATGTACGAATTAAAGACTGACAACAACACAATCCACCTCAAATGGGGTACTTGGGCAATGAAAAGATTTTGCGAATTAGAAAATAAAAATCTAATGGAGCTAATCGAGGTTTTATCAAGTGGTATTTATGACTTAGATACAATCGTCCATATTGTTCAAGCCGCAGCAGAAAGTGGATGCAAGAGCCTTAAAAAGCCTATTGATTTTGATGAGTTTGATGTGTGCGAATGGATAGATCAAGTCGGTGGGTTATCGGCAAAAGATGGACAATTAGTCGAGTTTATGAAATATATGCAAGACTCAATGACTCCAGAACTAAAGCCAGAGAAAGGCACGGATGAAAAAAAAAATTAGGGTTTTATAGTTGGGACTCAATAATTATTCTCGCTATTGAAGTTGGCTTAACGATTAACGAGTTTTGGCAATTGACGTGGCGAGAATTTTTATTGTATAAAAAGGCTTATGATAATAAACAGGTAAGGGAATGGGAACGAACAAGGATGATTAGTTATTTAATTTATAAAGCTAATACAACCGATAAAAGTCCTAAAAGCATTAAGGCTTTTTTCCCTTTACCAAGTGATGAAGTTGAAGATGATAAGCCAAAACTAACACAAGAGCAATTGGCAAGGACATTAAAGTTGTATGGAGTAAATTAATAAAATGGCACAAGAAACGTTAAAAATTACGATCACCGCAGATAACCAACAAGCGGTTCAAAATATACAAGAAACAGTTACCGCAACAACACATTTAGGTACTGCGTTTCAAAACTTACCAAATGTAACCAATAGGTCAACAAATGCCTTGATGAACTTATCAAGGGTTGCGCAAGATGCTCCTTATGGATTTATAGGTATTGCGAATAACTTAAACCCTTTACTTGAGTCGTTTCAAAGATTAAGTCAAGAGGCTGGGGGTTCTGGTGCTGCTTTAAAAGCAATGGCAAGGGGTTTAATGGGTCCAGCTGGTATTGGCTTAGCTTTGGGTGCGGTTTCATCAATCATAGTCGCATTTGGTCCTAAAATAGCAAATTTTGTAAATGGTATAAATGACGCTACAAAGGCAGAGGATAAATTTGCTCAAAGTTTAAATGATGCAAAAGCCGAAGCAAGTGAAACAGGAATAAGATTACAGGCATACATAAATATTACGCAAAATGCAAGTGTAAGTGACGAAAGGAGGGCAGAGGCATTAAAAGCGGTTAAAAACGAATTAGGCAAAGTAAATAGCGCTTACGCTTCAACGATTACAAATGTTGACCAAGCAAGAGCAGCAGTTGATTTATATACAAAAGCTTTAGTTGCGCAAGCTATTACATCAAGATATATTGATGAAATTGCTAATAAGACTATTGCTTTAGCAGATGCAAATAAAAGGGTTTTAGCAACAGGTAGAGAATACTACAAGACGTTAGAGATGACAACTAAAATGTCTAACGGATACGCTGACGCTTCTATTGTTCAAGCTGGATCAATATCTAAAGCAAAGGACGCTAACATAGAGGCTCGCAATGCTGCACTATCATTAAGAAGTGGAATCATTAATTTAAATACAGAGTTATCTAATACAATAACTTTAGCTTTAGATAACCCATTCTTTAAATTAGACAAAGGCGCAAAAGAATTATCAAAATCTACAAAGCAAGTAGCTGATAATATACAAAAGATAGGCAAAGAAGCAAGACCATTAACTGAAGGAGCGGCTGCACCTATATTAATGCAAAGAGGAGCAGCACCAACAGTAACAAGCCCAACTGGTGCTGCACCTTTAGGTGGAAGGACAAGCGGTTACGATGCTATCCAATTGACAAGTCAAATAATGGAGCAAACAAAAGCCCAAGAATTATTTAACTTTCAGTTACAACAAACTCAAGCGATTACTGGCTTACTTGCCCCAGCATTTGATAGTGTGATTCAAGCAATGGTTATGGGTGAAGATATTGGGTTGGCACTACAAGCGGCATTTAAGCAAATTGTTATTCAATTAATCTCAATGGTTGCACAAGCCTTATTATTTAAAACTATTATGGCAGCGATAACTGGAGGCGGAAGTGAGATTGGAGGTGCTTTAGGTGGAGGTATGGGTATGGGTGGAGGTAACTTCTTGGGTGAGTTCTTATTAAAAGGTTCGGATTTGATTTTAGCAACACAAAGAGCAAACAACAACTTAAATATTAGACGAGGCAATTAATGGCATACCAAATAAAATATAGAATAACGGCAGCAACAAAATCGGATGTAACAAGTATTGTAAATATTTATGAAGATGGATATGCTGGGTCAATAATAGAATATCCTTGTATTAGTTTACAAATTCAATACATCCCAAGAAGTGACGATACTTTTGAGCCTATTTATGTAAGTCAATTAAACCTTGCAATTGATGTTACGGATAACGTGGCAAATATGCCTGACTTTACTACATTAAATGACAGAAAGTACTTTGTAAGGGTTTTAAGTGGTGCTAATATAGATTGGCAAGGATGGGTGCTAAGTGATAACGTGCAGTATGTTTTTTCAACTGGTAGAAAGGAATTAGCTTTTAATGCTATTGACGGATTGGGTATGCTTGAACGAATACCTTTTTTTATAAGCAATAATACTACATTGGTTGACATATTTAAGGCAATATTTTATGTAAAGACTGCGTTATTAAAGTTAGAATATCCTTTAGAATATGATATTGTAAGCGGAGTAAGTTTTTACGCTGACGGGATGGATAACAGAACAGATGACCCAAATGCAGACACATTGGGTCAAACATATATAAATTACGCAACATTTGTTAATGATAATCAAGAAGCAACAAATTGCCTTGATGTATTAACAAAGATTGTTAAGTCTGTCGGCTCAAGATTATTCCAAGCTAAGGGCAACTTTTACATAGTACCTTTAACTCAATTTGCGCAAAGTTCTTATTATGTTACTGTTTACAATAGTGATGGTACACTATTTGACGATGCGGTTTATAGTACAACAGGTAACATTCAAGGGTTTACATCAAATACAAGCGGTTTATATTTTGTAGATAATAGTCAATTCAAACTAATTAGAAAGGGATTTAATAAGATAAGATTTGATAAAGTAATTGAATATCCTAATAACTATATTACTAACTGGGATTTAAAGAACTATACAGTTGTAAGCCCAACAGTAGGTGATGCGTTTTCTTGGAATGAGCAAAGGTTTGTTGACGGCAAAATTTATATAAAATCATACCCAGAAAGAAGTTATAACTCTTTTATCATGGAGTACTCAATTGCAAGTCCTTATACTGCAATAGTAAGCCCATTAAATTTGCCTAAAGTAAATTCAAGCGATGTATTAAAGTTAACTATGGATGTGGCGGGATTGGGAGTCCCAGCAAGTGGACCAGATGCTTTATTTATACTTAAGATATTAGTTAATGGCGGCGCTGCTGGTTCGGTATTTTTAGATGATAATGAGCAATGGGTAAGTACAACTTTTAACGACCATTATTATTATTCCCCTTTTGATTCAACAAAGCCTAAAGTTAATTTAGATTTGACAATGCCATTGTTACCAATAGGAGGGGATTTAAGTATTGATCTTATAATATGTGACGCATCGGCTCCTTATTGGAAGTCAACTGTTGGCTCTATTGAAGCGAGTAACTTTCAATTATCGGTTGAAACATACTTTAAGCAAGTAACAACAGAAAGTTTTATAACTGATTCAAACGAATATGTATTAGATATTGACCTTCCTTTAGGCTTTAATGATATTAACGATGGGTTCTTTAGTTATAGAGGATTTTTAAGCGATTCGACAAAATTAAACTTAAAGAATTGGTACAGACAAGAATACCCAACAGATGTTTATAGGAGCTTAAGTGAATTAGTAGTTAAGCAATACTCAAACTGCTTAAATAAAAATATTATTAACTTGGACGCATCTTTTATGAGTATGCAAACGAGTACTGGTAGATTTAGCGGTGCAATGAGAATAACCGCAACTGACACAGACCCAGCACAAATAACTGTTGCAAATAAAAAATATATAATAGGAAATTCAACATTGGATTTACCTAACGATGTTATCACGGCTACTTTATTGGATATTAACCCAGATAATATTGAAACAACAATGACAACAGTTTACGATAGCAATAACTTACCAACGGAGGTAACGGGTTTTGCTCACCTTAGATCAAATGGCTATATAACTAAGGAGGCTGCTCTTGCTGCTCCTTTAACAAGTAACATTGTTTACTTAGAACAAGCTGGAGTTCCGTCGGTTGGCGACTTCTTCTACCAAAGCGAGTTTTTAACTGTTGGATTCAATGGTGCGAATATATGGTGGAAGGTTTTAGTTACGGACACTTACGCTCAAGCATATAGAATAAGCGGAGCGGGTGAAATATTAGAAACATTCGGATAATTGATTAAATTTGTAATATGGCAGCAGTAATTGGTAAGAATATAATGCTTTATAAAAAAGAAAGCAACGCAACATTTTATATGAATGGGTCTATTCCTGTAACTACAATTGCGGGTTTAACCTATCAACAACTAAGTCCAACCAATAATTTAGAGGCTGCTGCTAATTTTAGTAGAACTGGAGATGGGATAATTGCTGCATTTATAACTGATATTGCTACAACAACAATTCCAGCTGGAGTATGGAGATTTAGTGGTTTTGCATCTATAACTGGAGATTTGCTTACAAACCCAAGAATTGTACTTAGAACGTACATTTATAATGGTACAACGTTAACTTTAATTAACGAAGCAGACGCAATGTTCTTTACTCAATTAGCAATTAAACAATATACAGTAGATTTTGGAATAGCAGCAAGGACTTTACTTGCAAATGAAAGGATAGTGATTCAAGTATGGGCGAGTGAGATATACGAAAGGACAATGACCTTTTATACACAAGGAATAAATGTTGCTTCGGTTAGAACTACAATCCCTTTAAACATTCCTTTTGCTTGTTCTACAAATGCGACCTTCTCGGTTACAGTAGATCAAAAAGAAGTTACAAGTCAATCAAGTGCTTGGTATCGTGAGTTTAAGAACGATGTCGCTAACTGGAGTTTAACTTGCGATGGGTTAATTACTTTAAGTGGGTATGGTTATAATCAAATGTTACAAATACAACAACTAAGGCAATCAATAGGTGTTGACTTTATTATTGACAATGGAGTAAATGGTTTAAGTGTAATAACGGGAAATGTTAATTTAACCTCTTTGCAAATAAACGCTCCTTATAAAGAAGTAGGCACTTATAGTGTAAGTTTACAAGGTACTGGTGCTTATGGATTGACTGGTACGGCTGCTGCAAGTGGCGGAGTTATTATAAGAGGCGGTTCGGTATCGACTAAAGGATATACTGCGGCTGGTGGCGAAACAACACTTACTTATACTGATTTAATCGGCAAAGCTGCGTTGTATGTGTCAAGAGGCGGTATTGATGTTCAAGATATACTTTCAACAGGAACT